AAGCGGGTGATGAAGCGGTTGCCGCCGTCAGAGATCTCGTGCTCGATGGCCTCGATGATGTAGTCGCCACTCGTGCCGGCCACGGTGTCGTTGACCGTCACGCGGTCCTGCAGCTCGCGGGTGAGCTGCTGGGTGAGAGCGGTCACAGAGCCAGAGTCGAGCTCGACGGTCACCGGCGTCTCGAAGTCCTGGCGCAGGTTGGTGATGTAGCTCGCCAGCTGCAGCGCGACGTCGTCGCTCGCCAAGTACGACGAAGAGATGTTGCCCCCCGACGACACGCCGAACAGCGAGATCGAGACGTCGTTCGAGGCGGTCTGCGGCCGGCCGGTGGCGTTGCCGGTCGCAGGGTCCTCGCGCTGCACGGTCTGACGATTGATGAGCTTGTCGAGCTGGAAGCCGGGGTTGCTCTTGATCGCGGCGTCGGTGATGGTCGACGCGGAGCTCGTGCGGTGCCAGCGGCTGTCGCGCTCCTCATACGTGGCGATGCCGTCGCCTGACATGTAGAACACCCCGCGCTCAGCCTCGAGCAGCTCCTCGATGATCCCGAGCGCGCTCTTCGTGCCGTCCACATCGCGCGCGGTGATGGTGTCGCCGGTGTCGAGCGTCGTGCTGCGCGTGCCGGTGTTGGTGATGCCGCCGCGCCTGAGCGTCGGGTCGTTGAAGTCGATCGCGTCGAGCAGTCGGCCGATGAAGCCGCCGGTGGTGGTGCTCTCGGTCGCCATCAGCCGATCCTCAGGAAGCCGGTCGCGGCCCTGGTGGTCGATCCCGATGCGGTTGCGGTGTCGACCACGTCATCGGCTGCCGCCTCAGTCGCCTCATCGCCGTCCTCGGTGGGGGAGACCGCTGCGATGGTGTCGGGGTTCTTCGGGTTCACCCGGCTCAGCCACAGGAACAGGTCGACGCAGCTCACGCTCAGCTTCCCCACGGTGCCGGTCATCTCGAAGTCCGCCGACTGGATGAAGCCGTAGAACAGGCCGTAGGTGGTGCCGGAGTAGGTGGCGCGCACGCGCACCGGCCGCATCGGGATGAGTCCAGGCACCTGCTGCACGAGCGCGGAGTCGGGGTTCTGCGGGTTGAACTTCCCGGCATCCGCGGGGTCGCAGAGCGTGAACTGGCACGTGCCGGCCTGCATGTTGGTGAGAAGGTCATCCCGGCCGCGGCGGATGCGAAGGTCCTCGGCGAACTCGGTCACGTCGTCGAACGGGCCGTCGAAGAACTGGCTGAACTGAGATCCGAACACGCCGAGCGTCTGCACGGTGCCGTTCACGTTCTGGAATGAGAAGTCGAACACGAGCAGGTTCGCCAGGGACCCGGTGAACCCGATCTCGACCTTCCACGTCGGGACCGGCATCAGTACGCCACGCTCACCAGGCGGTTGAGCTCAGGCTGGATGACCCGCGCGGCCTCACGTGCGTCGAGCACGCCGTTGAAGGTGAGGTTGACCACCATCGACCGGCCGCCACCACCGGCGAGCTCCAGCGCCTCAGCCAGCGCCTGGCGGCCAGATGGCCGCTCGAGCGGGATCACGGCCTCATCGCCGGCCTCGCCGACAAGGCTGTTGACGGGCCCAGTGAAGATGCCGCCGATCGCTGCCGGCCGCGGGTTGTCCCTGAGCCATGCCTGTTGGCGACGCTTGAGCAGCGCCTGCTCGGCAGGCGTGATCTTGGTCCCGCCCTGCGAGCCCGGCCTCTTGAAGTCGGCAGCCAGGTCGTCGAAGGCGCGGTCGCGGCGTGCGGTCCAGTTGGCGACCGGGTCGAGCACGGCCGGCACGTTCGCCGGCGGTCCCTGCGTGTCGATGCCGAGCGCACGGCCGACCGCGGCAATCAGTGCGCCAGGCGCGCCGGTGATTCCGGCGGCGATCCCCTCGAGGATCTTCACGCCGATGTCCTTGAGTGCCTGTGCCCAGTCGCCGAGCTTGTTCACAAGCGCGCCCGGGAACCCCTTGATGTTGTCCCACGCAGCTGCTGCCAGGCCGGTGATGCCGCTGGCGATCCAGCCGATGACCTTGCCGCCGATTGTCGGCAGTCCCTCATCGCCGGTGAACCATCCGACCACCAGGCGACCAAGTGCGGCCGGGAAGCCGATGATCTTGTTCCACACCGCCTGCGCGAGGCCGGAGACGCCGGAGACGACGAAGTCGACGACCTTGCCGCCGATGTCGACCAGGCCGCTGAACCAGCCGGCGACCAAGCCGATCAGCGCCTTCGGCATCTGCGCGATCTTGTCCCAGATCGCCTGCGCCAGTCCCGAGACGCCGGACACGAGCCCCGAGACCACGCTCTTGCCGATGTTGAGGAGTCCCGTCGCCCAGCTGCCGACGTTGGCGGCCAGATCGGTGACCAGGTTCTTGATCGCATCCCACACCTTGACGGCGATGTCCTTCGCGCCTTCGGCGATCTTCTCGATGATGTCGGCTCCGAGCTTGATCGCCTGCACCGCGATGAACGTCGGCAGGGCCAGCACGCTCTTGAGTCCGGCCTCGAGGAGGTTCTTGAGCACCTCTCCGATCTTGGAGAGGAACCCGCCCAGGTCGCCGCGAAGCAGCGCGCCGATGGCCTCGATCGCGGACTTGACCGCGTTGAAGATCGGCATCAGGACGCTCTTGAGCACTCCGCCGACGCGGTTCACGATGTCGCGGAACGTCTCGGACTTCTTGTAGGCGATGACCAGCGCCGCAGCCAGTGCCACCACGCCGGCCACGACGGCGACGACCGGGTTTGCCAGGAAGGCGATGTTCAGCAGCTGCACCGCGCCGGCGACTGCCCTGGCGATCATCAGCAGCTTGAAGCCGACGTACAGGCTGGCCAGCACCGCGACCAGCGCGACCGCCACCGGCCTGTTCTCGTTGAGGAAGCGGAAGATGGCGCGCACGGCCGGGTAGGCCACGTTCCAGATCGCCTGGCCGACGCTCATCAGCACGTCGAACATCGCCTGCAGAGCCTTCTCGATCTGGGGCCAGTTGCGCTCAGCCCAGTCCATGATCGCCATGAGCACCGGCATGAGCCTCGCGGCAACGCTCTCGGCCACCTCCTCGAGGCGCGCCTTGAGAATGTTCAGCCTCCCGGAGAACGTCTTGCCCGCGGCCTCGGCAGATCCGCCGAACTGGGTCTCAAGCTCCTTGAGGATCATCTTCTGAGCACCCATGACGTTCCCGGACTCGACCATGTCCTTGATCAGGTCCTTCTGTTCCTTCGAGAACTGCACGCCGGCACGACCAAGGGCGCTGACTCCCTTGACAGGGTCGTTCAGCGCCTTGCCGAGCATCATGGCCGAGGCGGTTGGGTCCTTCCCCATGGCCGTGCTCATGTCGGCCATGATCTGGGTCGTCTGATTGAAGATGTCGTTGCCCGCGCCGGCCTCGTTGCGGATCTTGGTGAACGTGAGCAGCAGGTTCGACCCCTGCTTAATCGCCACGTCGTCGATGCCGGTTTTCTTCTCGATCGCGTCCGCCATGGACCCGATCTGGGCCGCGGAGATCTTCGCCGCGCCGCCGGTCGACTTGATGGCCGCGGCGGTCTGCGCGTCGGCCTTCTCGTGCTCCATGAGCGACGAGATGCCCGTCTTGAGCGCCACGACGAACGCGCCACCAAGCGCCGCAGCAGCGCCGATGACCGCCTTGTCCATGACGCCGACGGCCTTCTGCGCCTTGGCGAGGCCGCCCTCGAGGTCATCGCTGGCCTCCTTCGCCTGGCGGAAGCCGCGCACCATCGCGCCGGCATCTGCGAGAAGTGCGACCTCGACCTTCGGCTGGCGTGCCACTAGCTGCCGTCCTTGTTCATGCGCTTGATGTCCTCACCCAGGTCACGCACTTCTTCGGGGGTCATCAGCTCCATCTCCCAGGGCCTGAGCCCGTAGATCCTCAGGAGTCCTGGGTTCCAGGCGCTTCGGATGCCGGCGAGCTCTCGCCGCTGTCCTCTGCGCCGTCGGTAGGGTCCAGGTCGCCGTCGGGGTCGTCGATGCTGATCGCCGTCCCCGGGAGCTGCTCGAGCTCATCCAGGGAGACCTCCTCGCCGGCGCGCTGGGTCGCCACGTAGGCAAGCGCGACCGGGAACATGATGCTCTGCATCCCTTCGTCCCAGCGTGCGGCCGGCACGCCAGTCACGCGCTCGATGGTTGCGAGCTCCTTGTAGGAAAGCTGCTCGAACTGGGGCACCGGGTAGCGCCTCTCCCCGTCAGGCCGGGAGATGATGAGCTCTGCCACTTCTGTCCTTTCAGTTGAGTCCGATGTCCCGGAGGAACTTCTCCGAGAACGCGACGAACTGCCTCTCGACTTCGCTGAACTTGTTGACCAGGGCGGGGTAGAGCACCGCGTTCGGTCCGTACTCCCCGAACTCGCCCTGCGCGCGGCCGCCCTGGCGCAGGTTGGCCCCGATGCGGCTGCGCCTGCGGATCTCGGTCATGCCTCCGCCGGACAGCAGCTGCACGTCGCGGCCGCCGTACTCGTAGACGCCGGGATAGCGATACCCGTCGGGGTACTTGCGGCTCTTGCGCGTTGCCTTGCTCTGCACGAACAGGCCCTGCTGCGTGACCGACCCGGCGATCTTGCGCGCCATTGTGCCCTTCGAGAGCGTCGTGAAGCGTCGCCGAGCGATCCTGCGCGCGTCCTCGGCCACGATGTCACCGATCTCCTTGAGCGCCGGCCTCATCAGCTGCTGGTTGATCGACTTCTCGCTACCTGGCGCTGCGATCTTGTTGAGATCACGCTGCAGCGCGGACAGACCCTTGACCTGCAGGGTCTGCCCGGTCGCACTTCCTGTGAGGCGGTTTGCCACTGCTAGACCGAGGCGGTGTCCGCGGTCTGCACCTTGACCGAGATCGGCTGGTCGGTGCCGTCGTAGAGCGCCTTGAACGGCAGCTCCACGCTCACGACGTCCGGGCCGGCGATCGACGGCGTCGCACCGTCGAAGCGCACGTCCGGAAGGTCGATCTCGACGTAGGGGAAGAACGTCGACTCAATCGCGGTCGCGGCCGTCCACTTGGCGTTGACCGCCGCCACCGTGCCGTTCACGAAGCGGTTGTAGTTGGTGAGCGAGTCGAACTCGACCGTCATGGTGCCGGTGATCTCGGTCATGCCGGCGATGATCGGCTCGCTCATCGTGGCCGCGCCAAGGAAGTAGCGGTCGCTCTTGTGGTTGTTGGCCACGGTGACCGAGAAGTCGGTCACCACGCCGACCGTGCTCGAGGCGATCGTGATCGTGCCCTGCGTCCAGTTGAACAGCTGCACGCCGGTCGGGTAGCTCGCTGAGGCCAGCGACTCAGACGTCGTCTCGTCCTCGGCGACCATCTCGCACTCGACCACCAGGAACTCATCCACGCTGTTGTTGAACGTGATCTGGTCGATCTTGCAGCCGGTGTAGCTGAACGGGTTGACTGTCCCGTTGCTCGAGGGACGTCCCACCTGCACCGTGAGGCCGAGGCCGTAGGGGTCACCAAGCGTGTGGGTGTGCAGGCGCGCGTTGGTGGCACCCGACGGGGTCGTGATGCTCACCGACCCGAGCGCGTGCTTGACCCACAGACCGAGGCCCTTGCTCGGGGCCTCGAAGCTCACCGTGCCCTCGACGCGCTTCTGGCCGGCGGCCCAGCGGTCGGTACGCAGCACGCGGTTGTTCGCACGCAGGCCCGGGGACTCGATGCGTTCGATGGCGAGAGCCAGCGACTCCTCGGTGAACTCGATAAAGCTGGTCGGGGCCTTGTAGGTGCCCCAGGTGTCCTCTGCGACCGCCCCCAGCTGAGCGGCCAATCCGCTGCGGATAGCCATGTGGCTACTCCTCCTCGGCCTTCTCGGCCTTCTTCGGGGCTGCCTTCTTGGGCTCGACCCATGTGTCTTGGATCAGCAGACCGTCTGCGATCCCCTTCGTCACATCTACCGCCTCACCACGGCGCACGGTGATGACGTGCCCGTTGGCGAGCGGCACATCGACCGCGGAGTGCGGTCCCACGTACTCGACCTTCACGGTTTCCTCCTAGATGCGCGCTTCCACGCGCACGCCGATGGTGAGAAGCGCCGATCGCGTCGTGTCTGACGCGCCGACCTCCAGCTGGACGGACGACACCGACGCCACGCGCACGGTGTTGTCCATCGTGGGAGAGCTGCTGGTTTCGCGCAGCTCGTCCTCGAGCTCGACCATGAGCTCGTAGGCCCGCTCAACAGCGGGCTGGGTCTGCTGGCCCTCGCGGATCACGAGGATCAACACCTCGACGGTGTAGACCTCGTCCTTGGCCAGGCGTCCCAGGCTCGCCCAGGACTGATCTCCTGAGAGGCCGAGGATGTT